AACATCAGTTGCTCCAATAGAACCACCTAACGCTAACACTGCTAATTTTTTTGTTGAAATATGTTGCCAAGGTAGAAATACTCTAGTTGTATCAGCAGTAGAATCATATGTTCTATATGGGTTTGTATAATATAAATCCATACATACGTCAGTCTTCTCACCTGTAGGTAAGGTTAAGAAACCTGTATCACTAGCTTGAGATAGCTCAATTGATTCTACATATACATCAGAACCGTTAGCTACAATAGCATAGAATGTACTGACATCAAAGAATTGATCTAATAAAGTACCAGTTAAGTCCCATTTATACCATGTAGATGCAGCTCTTTTCTCACCTAATTGATAGAATCTATATTGATATATAGTACTAGAACCTGTTTGACCGATTGAAACTATACCATTACCAGCTGATTCTACTACACTATCTACTGTAGCAGGAACCAGTTCAGGTACAATTTTTGTTTGGTCAAACATATATGGTGGTGTTGTTGTACTAATTTCAAACAACTCATATAGTTTAGTCCATAAAGGAGTTTTAGAAACAAAAGCAATTGAAGTACCTAAGTTAATTGCTGGTATATCTGCATCAGATTCATAACTAGAAATAGCATTAATCTTAGCACTAGTAGGACTTAGTACATCAGAGTCAGTTGACATTAAGAACTGCTCATTATTACTAAATAGTACTAAACCTGCCGCAGTGTTTTTAACATAGTTTAAGAAGATAGGTTTGGTAGAAGAAGCAGATATATCTATAGGATCATTTGCAGCTGCAATAGTAGCAGAACCATTAAAGAAATTATAGAAGTCCTTAGCTTTACTCATTACCATATATTCACCAGCCAAGAAACCAAATCTGTTCCTGTAGAAGAACATGTTTCTAATAGCTATACCAGTTCCAGAATCTGTTCCATCAGAACTTATAAATGAAGGTAATGGATTTGTAACAGCATCTCCTACATCTCGATCAGACCATGTAAGAGGACCAAAGACAAATGAACCATCAGCTTGCTGCTGTAACTTATGTGGCATAGTAAGAGGATCAATTTCATATTTAATCCCCGGTCCATTAGTTTCAACCCAAGTACCCGGTCCCCTATTAGCGTTATTTGTAGTTTCAAATTCAACCCACATATCATCAGCTTCAAACTCTGCGCTGTTAGATATTTTTAATTTATATCCATCTTTACATTGTATAGGTAATCGTGTGACATCTGAAACTTGATCTTGAAATGCATATATAGCATCATCTTGAGAACCACCACCTACGGTTATAGTAAATGCTGATGAGTTAGATATATGTATACCAGGACCGACTTTTGTAACGGTATATCCAGAAGTATTACTTGCAATAGCAGAAGCTATTCCATCTACAATTGTACCGGAATCTTGTACACCTGCACTAACTGTTGTACCTGTTGTATGAGGACAATCTGTACCACCAAGAGTTACAGTATATTTAGCATTATAAGCTACGACATTAATAACAACAAAAGCTTGGTGTGTTAAAGCTGTTACAGTACTAGCTGTCATAGCTGGTACTTTCTTTTTATTGAGAACAAATACTGCTTGTTCTAATGTAAGAAATTCTATATCATCTGCAGTTGCATCTTTAAGATAACCATTACTAGGTATAGCAGATATATTACAATTAGTTATTTCAGAATCGTAGTTTGTTTTAGCAGTAGCTTCAGCAGTAACAGCACTATTATAATTTGTCTGAGCTGTATTCATTGCTGACAAAGCTGTAGATAATTCACCAGCTGTATTAGCAGGGTCATTACTTTTCTTAGCTCCGTATAACTTATAACCTTGAGAAGCTAAGATAGGATGTTCATTGGTTTTGTCTATTCCTAATGCATATTGTATTTTAATTACTTTGAAGGTAGCATTACCACCACCACCTGAGACAGTAATAACTTCATCAATTTTGTAACCATCATTAGCTAAAGGGATACCATTTGAAACAGCTCCACCTCCACCATTAGCAATAGTTATTAATTGATCAATCACACCGCCTGTAACTGTATAGGTTACTGTAAGCCCTGTTCCTGAGCCTGAAGAGGTCGTTGCTACTCCACTTAATGCAGAATAACCTGTACCTCCTGAGACACGTTCTAGTGTCACTACGGGGCCACTCAGAGCACCTGCTGAAATATACTTAACTACTTTATTTTCTACAATAGTATATGTATCACTTGTTTCCTGTTGATAGATACCATCTGTAAGTATCTCCTCAACTGTACCAGATGATAAATTATAATCATTACTAGTACTCCATAGATAGGATTCAACTCTATCTTGTCCTGCTAATGCTTCAGAGTAAGTAGCTTGTGCAGTGTTTAATAAGTCTCTCCTTGCTTTCGTTGTTGCGACTGCATTGTAATACGCTTCGGTATCAGTTTGATAGTTGGATGTATTACAGCTGCCGGGTAGGCCAGTATTAGTGCCCATATCAACACGTCTAGGGCTTCCATCAATTAGACTCCAGATTCTAAATTTAAAATTAGTAGGATCGTACTGTCCTATATACTTTTGATTATCAGTTCTAAGTATAGAGAACCACTTACCTCTAGCAGTAGCTCCATATAAATTACTAATATATTTTCCACCGGGTCTTTTTAACATACCCAAAGCATAATCAGGAAATGTATTTACAGCATCATTAACTTGACCCGGAAATTTTCTATTGTCAGGTTGCTGAGATATACCTAATAAAAAGTTAGGTATTCTTTGGGTAACTGTACTCATCGTTGTAAGGCTGCGTAAGGTTGATAGCTGTTATGATAGTTTTCACCATCTTTAAATCCAAACATAGAGAAGTCACCTTGGGAGGTTTCATATTCAAGTGCAGCAGCTCTAGTATTTATTTCTTGTTGTTGTAATAGTTGTACTAATTCTGAATCACCAACCATTTTTACAGCACACATAACAGCAGTACGTGCAACTATATAGTTCTGTACTGCATTAGGTATTTCAGTGAAATCAAACAACCATTTCACATCAACTTGAATAGTTTTTGCAGTACCATCTTCATTCTTCCATTCGAAAGTATGTTTATGACGGTCATATAATTTACCGTTACGACGTACAACATCGTAGTCATCAAAGTGCTGATCTCTATTGGTATCAATTTGTAGTGCATTAGAAGGGTAAGCAATTTGAAATGTTGACCCGTCAGCTGTCATCTCATAGTGACGTTCCACATTAAATGTCCAACCTTCAGCCTGTACTTGCTTGCTTGTTTCTCTTAAAGTAGATAAAGCAATAGCAACTTCAGGGTTCTGTTGGTCTAATGTGGTGACAGGAGCTTGCCCCACTGAGCTTAATATTTGATTGATAGCATCCAGTTCGGTGGACACAGCATAAGTAGGATAAGGCATGTGTATTTTTATTAATAAAAAAAAGGAGGGCGGATAACCCTCCTATGTATAATTAGGTAACGTCACACTCTTGTGTAGCGTAAGCTGTTCTGAGATTTTTGGTTAGTGATAGTACAGCATTAGAGCTGCGAATATCAGTACCTCCACCATCAGTACGAGATACGCTTTCTCTCGAAGCGTCTCCAGTAGAGCAAACGCCTGTGTTACCTGCTGCGACAGCAGTTGCCATTTGTTTTACCTCGTATATTTATTAGCAGCCAGGGGTTGCGGTTAAATCGCAAGACCCTGTGGCTGTTGCTGAACTAGCAGCGATTCCATGAGAAGATGTTCCCAATAGAGTCCTGCCATATTCAACTGGTGTAGGGGGGTTCTCGGAAATTGTATCGAGACCACCGATCCCTACTGTTACTGTACGTTTTCTATTCTCACCTGGGATAGTAGACATAGTTTACCTCCTATTGGTTAGAGAATTCAATCGCAGCAGCTGGATTAAGTGTTCCGGCTCCCATTGCCAAACGCCCTAGGATAACATCTCCCTGGTATAAAACCGATACATCCCCTGAAGTCACTTGGACTTGAGGACCGATAGCTTCTACAACACCAGCTACGTCTTTCTGATAGATAAGACCGCAGTGATATTGGAAGTCACCAGAGTAATCGTTGTTCTCACCAGACTGAGAATTAACTGTACCTGCCAAGAATGGTAGGTTGTTGGAACGTCTGATCTGGATTCCAGCAATCTCATAGAGACCGTCACCAGAATTCAGGTTGCCTTGCTTGTTACCGTAATCACGGTTCAGGATGTTAGTAGATACCTGAGAGACTAGAGCATAGTACTGTCTTGGAGATAGTACAGCTGTTCTACCTGCTTTAGGTACATTCTTTTCATCTAGGATTGAAGCAGCTTCGAAGAAGCCATCAACTAATGCTTGTGCATCGTACTCTTTACCAGTACCGAGTTTGATGGTTGAACCACCTGGCTCTGGACCTGGAGCTGCAGTAATAGGATGTGAAGCACGAGCTGCTAGAGCAATTGTACGGAAGATCTTCTTATCATAAGCTTCAGCAAGTGCATGACCAATCTTCTTAGAAATCTCTCCCCTTAAAGAATAGTGTGCAAGTGTTTCATCTAAATCATAGACGAAAGCTGAACTGATAAGTAGGTCGTCGCAGACAATTGTCTTCTCTGCTACTGGAGGATCACCTGATCCGAGGATAGGTTCTCCGGGCGTATGATACGCCGCTTGCATGCGTCCCGTAAAGATGAACTGTAATGATTTACCGTTCTTTAGGGTACGTCTTTGTACTGTGTCACGTGCGATTGTTGCGCTTTCATAAGCCTTAAACAATTCACCACTGAACAGTTTCAAATAGGTTGAGTACTTGGTATCATAGGAGTTAGATCCAGAAGTGGAGGTAACTGCCTTATTCAGGGTACCTAGTACTGATTGTGTGGCGTTAGCCATTATCAATTAGAGAGTATAATTTACAGACTCTCAACGTTGAGAAATTTTTTTGCGCTATATTGTTGTGGTCTATCCCACCGTCTAGACAGCTTAAGGGTATCCTCCTTAGAGGGCCAGAAGCCAATGAAGAGAGAGTCCGACTCTGAGGTGCTCTCTCTCCGAAGTGTGTTACCACTTCTTCCATACTACATTGGAACCTGCCAAGAGGTGAGTT